ATTAGAGGATCATGGAGGCGATATTATATTTTTAATTAATATTGAAAAGAACGTAGTTCTTATGAGAAAGAATAAGAACTGCGGTATCGATCTAGGTAAGCTAGCTAAGCAGCTCTCTTCCGGTGGTGGCACGTCTGATGTAGCGGGATGCATATTAAATGATACAATTATTAATATAACTAAACTTTTACAGCCATGTTAGTCGAGACACCAACTCAGCAAATCGAGGAAGCAGAATTTGCTCATGCTTTTCTTTCATTTTGTACTCTTGTATCTCTATTAAACGGTAAGAAGATGAATTACCCAACAGTGTTTTTGAAGATACTGGAAAATAAAAAAATTCGCGAACTTTATATGGAGCATATACATGAAGATAGTGAATTTGCAGCAATTCGAAAATTTATCGATATGGAGCCATCGATTACAAAAAGTAAATATATAACAAAGTACTTGAATAAGTTAAAAACGCCTCTATTATAGATGTGTGGATGAATTTGAGAAAAATATTTACAATACATATTTAGCGATATCGAGGTCTGTTGTTAATAAGCCCTTCCGTATACGTCAAAACTTTAAAGATTTTGAGCAGAAGCCTGAATATGCAGCTGTAGTAAAACTCGGTAAATTTTTTAAAAAGCATAAACAAGTCAATATTAAAAGCTTCTTCGAAGCTCCTTTTTTTGTATATGGAGATGATCATTTCGATTTAAGTTTTTTCTGCTCTTATAAAGCAATTAGTGTATATACAAAATACAACGACAACTTCTTAGTCGATAATCCTGGAAGTAAAGTTTGTTTACAGAAGATAAAAGATAGTATTATTTTTATTAGTAATTACTGCAAACAGCAAAATATAAACATTAATCATTATATAACTCATAAGGAGCCCGGTGCACTATATAATGCATTTTTAACCCATTTAAAAAACAGACAGATAAATGTGTATATTTTATTTGCCTATTCACAATTTGATAGTATAATAACGTTGTTAGATTATAATATCAAACAAACATTCTCACCGTCATTAGCTCGAATAAAATATTTGAGAACAAAACTATACACGGCTAACCAAACAAAAAAAAATATCGATATGTTTAAAACATATCTTGAAAAACAAAAAAAATAAAATATAATTAAATCATGAGTAATATAACAAAATCAATGTTCGAATCCATTCGCGGTGCATTAGCAGCTGACGAAGGAAAATCATCAAATAATGCCAATATCCTGCGTACTGAACCGGGTAATACCTATACGGTGCGACTTCTGCCGTTCGCTGCAGATCCGTCGAAGACGTTCTTTCATTATTTTCAACATGGCTGGAATAGCTTTTCTACAGGTCAGTATGTAGCAGCGATCTCGCCTCAGACGTTCGGTGACCGTGACCCAATTGCAGAAACCCGCTATAAATTTTATAGAGGTAATGATGAAGAAAAGGCGATCGCTAGTAAGATTATGCGTTCCGAAAAATGGCTTGCTAATGTTTATGTTGTAAATGATCCTGTTAATCCGGATAATAACGGTAAAACTATGGTTCTACGTTACGGTAAACAATTACATAAAGTTATTGCAAGTGCAATCGACGGCGAGGATGCCGGCGATCTAGGTCCTCGTATCTTTGATCTCGGACCTGATGGCGTTAACTTTAAAATTATTGTTGAGAAGCAAGGTGATTTTCCGACGTATGTTTCATCAAAGTTTACCTTTCCTACTGAGATTAAAGGTCTTGCAGAAAGTGATCACGAAAAAATCTATAAAAGTGGTGTGGAGCTCAACTCAATCTTCCCTATTAAGAGTTATGATGAACTTAAAGAGATGGTTAATGAGCATATTCTCTGCGAAGATGCCGACTCGCAACGTAGCGAGGCAGCTCCTGCTCCTGTTACAGTACCTACATCTGCACCAGCTACTGCCGCACCAGTTCCAGTAGCTGTTGCAACAACTACAGCTTCAACCGATGATAGTGACATTCAAGATTTACTTGACGGTCTAGATATCTAATATATATGGAAGATCAAGAACAGGCCCCACCGAGTAGCTTTGAGAGAAAGCTTACTCCAGAAGAGGAAAAAGCGGTGCTTATTAACTTCATGGGTAATACCTACGGTGAAGTTAAGAAGTTAGACGGTAACATTGTTGGTAATTCAACGTCGCTCGGTAATCGCAGCGACAGTATCAAACAGCATCTAGAACATGTTGTAAAGTCTAATGCAGCTAATACCGCGGTAAATACATCACCTGTTCAAGCTCAACCGGTACAGCAGCCAGTCGAAGCTGTACCGGTTGTATCTCCCCCACCGGTGCAGCCCGGTTCATTGACGGTAAATGATGTACATTCCCAGCAAGATGATAATCAACTAACCTTCAGTTTCGATGTAAACGAGAAAGAAGAATTATTTACATTGATCGAAAAAATATTAACAAGGTTAGATAAATTGCATAGAAAAGTGGATGAAATAAGTTTAGTGCATTCGGATTTTGTAAAAACATATCAAGAAGCTAAAGAGGTGTTAGCAAAAAAAAAATCTAGTACCAGAAAAAAAGTTGTTTCTAAAGAGGAAACCTAGTATAATTGAGGCAATATATGGCATATTTAAAACTAAAAAATAAGAAAGACTTCATTACTAACTTTCTCGGACCTATATCAAATCTAAATGATATGTGTGTTCTTAAGGTTACTAACAATAACGTCTCGTGTACAATTGCAGCAGCCGATTCAACTGTTGTATGTAGAGCTGATTTAGAATGTGAAGTTGATATCGGGTCAGTAGAATCTGTTACTCTAAATATACCTGATATTAAAAAGCTAATTAGAGTATTAGATATTGTACCAGAAAATGAAATATCTATAACAATAAACGATAATAATATTTCCTATAGTAAGAACGGGTATAAGTTTAGATATCATGTTCTTGACGATGGTATTATTAAACTACCTAATATTAATGTTAATAAGATTAATAATCTGGAGTTTGATACTAACTTTAAAGTTACCGAAAAAGATCTAGGAATGCTATATAAGGGTAGTTCATTTACTACTGAAACATCTAAGCTTTACATCTTCCAAGAAGGCGAAGGTATCTCCGGAGAGTTGGGTGATAAGAATCGTCATAATACAGATAACTTCGTATGTGTGTTAAGTGAAACCTATGAAGGTAATGCTTTATCAAAACCCCTCGCAGTTAACTTTGAATCATTTAGGTTATTAAGTTTTGGTGGAAGTCGCGAAGTTAATTTTAGAGTTAACCAAGATATGGGAATCATTACCTGTGCACTGAAAAAAGGCAGCACATCATTGATTTACGTTGTATCTGCATTAATTAATTAATATGTTAAACAAAGACGGTAGACTCAAAGAGAAGAAAATCAGTAATAAGCTTAAAACAGCTGGTTATACTATTAAGAGATTAAAGGATAATGGCTTTGTTGTATTTAAGATGTTCAACGCCTATAGTACCGTCGATCCACGTCGATGGACGATCATGATTAATCCCGGTGATGCATCTGTTTATATGACATGCCATCATAATAAAGATAATCTAAATGAGGTATTATTTGAGTTAGATGATGGTGGTAACAATTTTAACCGAGGCTTCTTTGTTAAGACAGATAGTATCGAAGTTATCGTTAATGAGCTTATATCTAAAGGAGTTAATAACGATCCATCAAAAAATCCATTTAGTAAACTTAAATAATCACATGGATGACGAATCCTTAGAATCGAACGAGTGTAATGATGAAAATTCAAGCACTGTTCCGCCTCTCTCTACACTACCAGTAGATGTAAAGGTAGATAAAGTAATTCAAGATGTAATACGCCTAATCGTCAAGGAGCAATCTAGTAAAGAAAGGGCAGATACAGATATTGATGCAATGATAGCAACATGCGCTGAATTTATGAAAAGCTTTATTATAATGGGCTATGATTTTGACGATAATGCGATTGCTCCTATATTTTATGCTAAAACAGATCTTGAAGCGGACGCGTTATCTCACTATATGCAGCAATATTTTGTCTCTTCTATGAAACATGATGGTTGATTTTCTGCATATATATTATATAATAGTTATATGAATATAGCTGTACTCGGATCAGGGTTTATTGGTAAATATCTTAATAGTTACCTTTCAGATAACCATCTTACATACCTTCTTAACCAGACAGACGATCAGTATCACGTACCGTATCGTCTTCGGGAATTTATTAAAACGCATAAAATTGATGTCATAGTTAATACATGCGGTTATACAGGATATCCAAACGTTGATGCGTGTGAAGATAATAAAGCTTCATGTACATTATATAACATTACAGTACCGCTAGTAATTGAAGAAGAATGTAAAGCAACAGACGCTAAGTTTATTAATGTAAGTTCTGGTTGTATATATACCGGTTACGATAAAGATTATGTAGAAGAGGATGAACCTAATTTTGGTATATATAATCCCGATTCTAGTTTTTATAGTAAAACAAAACATTTAAGCGAGATGTTTTTAGATAAAGACTTTACTAATATTATTCGTATTAGAATGCCAGTTACTAGTAAGATGGATCATAAAAATCTTCTCTCTAAACTTAAAAAATACGATAATATTATTAACTTTAAAAATAGTAAAACTGATGTAGTTAAATTATGTGAGTTTGTCGATACGGTTGCAGAGAATTTTAAACCAGGTATTTACAATGCAGTACATAATAATACTTTATCGACAAAAGAAGTTACAGATATTATGACTGAATACGGATTACAAAACGATAAATGGGAATTTGTACCATACGAAGATTTACCAATTAAAGCTAATAGAAGCAATTGTGTATTAGATAATAGTAAAGCTAAAAGAGATTTTAATTTCGATTTTGGTGATGAAGATTATTATATTAGACTTAACTGCGCTATTTTATCAAAATCATGGCAAGAAAAGGAATAATTTTAGCTGGTGGTAATGGTACAAGATTGTATCCGCTAACATATAGTATCTCGAAGCAAGTATTACCAGTTTACGATAAACCGCTACTATTATACCCGGTACAGACGGTATTAGATGCTGGTGTAGATGAAATTATCTTTATTATTAAACCAGATCAGTATTACAATTATAAGCATTTAATTAATAAGTTAAATCTACCAGTAAAGTGTAATATTGTAATGCAAGAAGACCCTAATGGTTTAGCGCAAGCATTTATTTTAGCAGAAGAATATATTACAGGTCATTCAGTTGTATTAGCTTTAGGTGATAATATTTTTTATAGCGATACTTTAAACGAAGATCTTGCAAATATCTTACCGGATGAAAATATTATATTTGGGTATAAAGTTAATAACCCGAATGCATACGGAGTTGCTGCTTTCGATGAAGATGGTACATTAATTGATGTTGTTGAAAAACCTATTAATGCACCGAGTAATTACGCTATACCGGGTTTATACTTCTTCGATGATACAGTTGTCGAGAAAGCAAAGAATTGTAAGAAAAGCGATCGCGGCGAATACGAAATTGTCGATGTAATTAAACAGTATATAGCGGAGAAAAATATTAGCATTTATAAATTGGATAAGGGGGCTGCGTGGTTTGATTGCGGTACTATCGACGATTTACTCGATGCCGGTAATTTTGTAAAAGCTATACAAACGAGAACAAATAATAAAATTGGATATGAAAATAAGCAGTAAAATTGGTAGTAAAAATATTCTAGTAACTGGTGGTTATGGGTTTATAGGTGGTAATTTTATACGGTTTATTAGAGATAATTTCCCGCAGCATCGTATTGTATGTCTTGACAAAAACGGATACGCTTCTAATAAAGAATACGTAGCTGGTTTATGCGATAAAGAGTATAAATTTGATTTAGTAAATAAAGATAAACTTGATAGATTATTTGAAGCAGAAGATAAATTTGATTTTATATTCCATTTTGCAGCAGAATCTCATGTAGATAATAGTATTAAAGATCCCTCTATTTTTATACAATCTAATGTAGTGGGTACGCAGAATTTACTCGAGTGTTTCCGTAATGCAAAATACGGTAAGATGGTACATATTTCAACTGATGAGGTTTACGGACATTTAGGGTTTAATGACCCCTCATTTACTGAGTCGACACCGATTGACCCTCGTTCTCCATATGCTGCTAGTAAGGCATCAAGCGATCTCTTATGTAACGCGTACATTAATACATTTAATTGCAATATTAGTATTACTCGATGCTGCAATAATTACGGTCCTAATCAGCATAGTGAAAAATTCATACCGACCATTATAAAATCACTTAGTAAAAATAAGAAAGTACCAATTTACGGTGAAGGTTTAAATATCCGCGAGTGGATACACGTGTATGATCATAATTTAGCTGTTTGGGCAGTCGCGACAAAAGGCAAAAATGAAGTATATAACATCGGGTCTGGATTAGAATTTACAAATATCGAATTAGTTGATAAAATCTGCAAGATAATGAATAAGGATTTAGATAAAAGTGCGGTATTCGTTGAAGATCGGTTAGGTCATGATTTCCGGTATAGTATAGATAGCAGTAAGATTCAAGAAGAACTATTTTTTGAACCTTTATATACTGATTTTGACAGTCAATTAGAACAACTAGTTAAAGAATATGGGTATGAAGCTTAAACAAGGAGATGTATATGCTATTCATCATGGTGATTATGCTGGTCAGATGATAGTATATATTATGCAAGATAAAAAGGAACAACGATATAATTTTCTTGCATTACCAGACATGAAGACATTAAAAATTAAACAGGAAGATTTTGATGCTGGTATTAAGACAGATCTTGTAAAGTTTGTTGAGAAAGTACCTAAACATGTCATAAAAGTCATATTAGCTCAATATAAGAAAAATGAACATATTAACGATTGATGGAAATAATCTCGTACATAGAGTTTACTATGTAGCTAAAAACCTACCATATAGGACAGAATATTTACATGTTTATATGTTTTTGAATAGCGTAAAGAGCTATATTGAAATGTATAAACCTGATAAGGTATACTGTGTATGGGATGAGAAGCTTGATTATAAGCCTAACAAACGATTAGAAATTTTACCGGATTATAAGGGTACAAGAGACAAAGAAAAAGGTAGAGAAGTTCATACTAAAAATAATTTAATTAAGGAATTACTGCAGTCGATGGGTATACCTTCTATTTTTCCGAGAGAGTATGAAGCAGATGACGCTATTGCTATTATTGATAAGGAAATCGATCACGATCGACATACAATCATAACAGTAGATAGGGATTTATGTCAATTAATTGATGAAAAGACAGTTGTATATGATGCAATTCGTAAGCTCGAGCTTAATTTAAATAATTTTGAAGAAAAGCTAAAATATAGTAAGGAGCAGTTTGTTAAAGTAAAGGCAATAACAGGTGATAAGAGTGATAATATACCGGGTATTAAGGGTTTCGGCAAGAAGAAGATTGAGAAGTACTTTAACGGTGATGTAGATTTTAATGATGATGAACGTAAGTTATTTGAGACTAATTTACAGCTTGTATCTCTTATAGATAGCGGAGAGGAATCTGAATATGTAAAATCTCAGCTTGATAACTGCTCTTTCAAGACTGACTGGACATTTTTTATGCAGAAAGTTGAAGAACTTAAATTTAATAATATTATTAAAAGTGAATCTACATGGTACGCGACTTTTTTCCAGACTAATAGATTATTAGAACTACTATCTTAAATAATTATATGAATCCTAACGACTTTGTTAACCCAACTCAAATTAGATCACCATATACCGGTGAGACATCACGCCCTACTTTTAACTCTTATGATAAGGGAGGTAAAACTTACGAGCAAGCAGTTTTCTCTGACCCTGTAACCGGTCATATTATCAAAAAAGGTTTAGTATCAATTAAAGATACGGAAACAGGTGAAGTAATTGCTGATTATAATGGTGTAGTAGGTAAGAGTGTTACAACTCAAAGTAGAGGCTAATATTAAAATTGATTACCGCTATTAATATACTATAATTAGTATATGATAGTCGTCCCAGAACAGTATACCATACAAGTATTATACGAGAATATCTATAAGATATCGTATAATAAGTATAGTCATTCGTATAATGGTTGCTGTCCTATATGTAAAGAGGGTGACTCCTGGGGTAAGAAGAAGCGATTCTACTATATACCTAAGAAGGACCTGGCATACTGCCATAATTGCGGGTACAGCAAGAAGACTTTAAGTTTTCTCTTAGACGTTACGCACAAACCTTTACATTTTATTATTAATGAGATAAAGGAATTTGATATCGAGATACAAATGCCTCGCGAAGAGGTTAAAGAAGAGAAGAAGTTAATAGATAAGAGTTTACCGGAAGATTGTATTAACTTATCTGATCCTAGTCAAGTAGAATACTATAAAGATAATGCAGCAGTTATAGCAGCTTTAAACTTAATTAAAACGCGTAAACTAGATAAAGGTATTAATAAACCGAAAACGTTTTACATTTCATTAAAAGACCCAGTACATAAAAATAGACTAATCTTACCTTTCTATGATGATAATGGAGATATTATATTCTATCAATCTCGAGGGTTAATGAAAAAAGATTTATACGATCGTCCGAAATATCTTAGTAAAGTAGGCGCTGAAAGAAGTTTATATGGTATGCAAAATATTAATCCCGACTTAGATTATGTTTTTATCTTTGAGGGTCCGATTGATAGCTATTTCGTAGAAAATGGTTTAGCCACCTGCGGTATTACAGAGAGAAGCGATAAGATGTTTACTGTATTACAGAAGCAGCAAATTAATAAGCTTAATTTATATGAGAAGATTTATGTACTAGATAATCAACGCTGTGATAAAGCTGCATTGTTGAAGAGTATATCTCTAGCAGATAGCGGGGAGAAGGTTTTTATATGGCCGAAAGAGTTAAAGCAGTTTAAAGACTTCAATGATATATGTGTAATCGGTAATAAAGACAAAATAAGACCCGAATTCATATTAAAAAATACATATTCGGGTCTTAAAGCTAAATTGCTTTTAACTGAGATTAAAAATAATTAAGATTCGTAATCTTCTATAGGTGTTTGATCACGGTAACCGTACTCGTCGCGTATAACACCTAAAAACGAACCTAAATTATCCTTCGTTAAGCCTTTTACGAGAAACTCGAGCTCTTTATCGCCAATTGTCTCGGCAAAATTAGTAGCAGCGTCGATAAAATTATCAAATTCGCCGATTGTTTCTGTTTTAGCAGGTACTAAATCATCATCTAATCTGCCACTTTCTGGGTCTAATTCATTTTCAGCTAGAATTTTAGTTTGAGCATATCTTTCGAATATTAAATCTTGTTCTGTTTTCATATTATTAATTAGTTAAATTTATATTTAGGATCGTTAGCACCTGCTAAATAACCTTTAAGAATTTCACTGAGTGATGAGACTTCCATTGCTACTCTAGCAATTTTTTTAGTTTCAGCATTTGAGATACTATCGAAAATTGTATCTGGCTCTGCAGAGTTAAGAGATGTTTGGATACTGTCAGATGTGCCGTTAAGGTAGCTTGAGAATTCATCCATCTTCTGAATCCAACTATTTAATTCGTCGTACATTTTTCTTTGTTGGTCGTTAATTGACGATGTAACATCAGCAGGTGCATCAGCTCCAAGCTCATCAGCAGTTACATCTTGTAGTTCAGCATCAAGAGCCTGAGCATCTGAAAGCTCTTCATCTTGTTCTAAAATTTTATTAAATCTCTTTAAATACGTACTCATATTTATATTTATGTAAAATAGTATAAATATATACATGAGACGAGCAATTTTTGAGGATAGTGAAATTCCAGACGTTCAAAGACAAGTCGCTGGTATAGGTACATCAGCTGTTGACGCGGGAGGTATGAGATTAGATAGCTTATTGCAGCATAAGAATGAAGATTTAAAGCCTCAAGCTGGTAATAAATTATACCCTATAAACAATATAGATGAAGCTATTTCTGATGCTTTTATTAATATTTCAAATGCGCAGAGACTTTTAGATATAGCTAACCAAAATCCAACGCTAAAATCTAGTAAAAAATTGATTGTAAAATTGGAGAATAATCTCAAGCAAGTAGCTCATTTATTAGTTGACTTTGATGAAACATTGTCTATAATAAAGGGTGATGAGAAGTAGCTTTGCAAAATTTTTATATTCTATTATACTAACTGCTAGTATAAGCACGTTGATAGGGCTGATATTCAGAAGTAACTTTTGGTACGTGTTTACTTTAACTACCATTTTGCAGGTTACAGGGTTTTTAGTATTAAATCAAATTTATACTAATAGATTGAAGCAGTCACTTGAGGTAATAAAAGCAGATCAATTAAGAGAGCAAAATCGAAATTATGTAAACGTCGTATGTCCTTGCAATCAAAAAAATATACAGTTTGTTGATATACGATTTGATACAAAACCTCTTTATGTATGTGATAAATGCGATAAGCAGGTAAGTTGCGAACCATCAGTCAAGACATTCACAGTAACATCGCCAGTATATTTTGGAAAAGATAATGAAGAGCGCTGAAGATATAACAACCGAGGTACCTAGTACATCTCTGCAACCTAAGGTGACTACTAAAGAAGTTACTTTACAGTCTATTAATGACATCCTTTTAGATACATTTTCCTACGAGAATGTCGATAACTTTAAAGCTGGTCAAGCAAGACAGGGTCAACGAGCATCTACTTCTATTACTGTGTTAAAGGATTTACTATACAAGGAAATAGAAGATTTGCAGCTAACACGAGGTACAGAAAATACTGAAAGAGCAATTAATAGTATGACGAGAAAAACTTTAATGCATCAAGTTGATAGTATTATAAGTATTCTCGAAATGTCAACAGACAAGACCGCTGATAATAGATATTATATGCTAGGTATACTCATAAAAGCTCTATATCAGAAATAGGAACATAGATATAATTATAGTATGACAGAACAGAAAGACTTATCATTAATGTCCGTAGATGAATTAGAGCAGGAAAATCTAGATTTTCTCTCCAGGCTTACTTGCCTTATATACGGGGTAAATGTTGCAGCTGATGCAGCGGAGAAGATGGGGATAGATACTACACGTAGCAGTGAGTGGATTAAACCTATCTTTTTTCAAAAGTATGTAGAAGAGAGACACAAGGATATGAAATATAATATTAGTAAAGCTCTTAGAGGTTGCGACGATGAAGTTTATTCCTGGTAATTCATTCACTAATAGAACGACAAAGTTTGGTCGCTACTTTAAACGAGGTAATACATATGTTATAAAGAACATATCTCCTAAGGATGGTAAATTTACATATATCTTTACCAGCTCTGATGGAGATAAAGAAATTGTATTTAATACAGTTAAAGAAGCGGATGCCTTTTTAAGTAATTTCTAGTAATAATCACCGTATACATCGGTATCATTAACTCTCATATCGAAAACCTCGTCTATACTAGTCTGGTCAGCGCTATACTCATCATACCCATCTTTCTTAGGTTCAGTTTCCGTATTAGTGCCTCCAGATAATCTGCCAGCAAACGCATCTTCGTATATCTGCTGATTACCAGATATACTTTCACTGAGAGAGTTAAAAGGTATACCAGGTTCAAAGCTATAATCGTAACGCTTAGCTTTAATCAGGAATACATAGTGACCGGCAAGGTTATTAATCTGCGCGATATCTTCATCTAGCTTCTCTGTAACCTCAAAATATTTAGGTTGTCTATCTGCGGGTCTGTCATCGCCGAATTCTGATAACTGGAATATATCACCAGCTTTAGGTTCAACTATAGAGTATTGAGTATCGTATACTGATGAGAGTGTTTCAAATTTTGCCTGGAATGAAGAGATATGTATATAGGCTGTTATTTCATCATCACTTAGGAAGCCGTATTTACTTAACGTTATTGCGTTATCGTTCAGATTAACAGCCATTATTAGATCTCTAGGCGGGGCAAATGTTTTTGTTGGTTGCTCACCGTATATATTATCTGCGGAAAGAACATTGAATGTATTAACAAAGTATTCAATCTTTACACCATATTGATTTATAAGCTCTCTCCACCAATTACTAAATAGTACGCGTTCAGATTGCTGTACACTCTTATCTGTAAATCTCCAGCATGCTTCATCATCCTGTACAACGCCGGGGTAGCAGTTATTATCATAGTCTATACTCATTTTTGTAACATGAATGTTTGAGTCTGTGGATTGTAAGATAAAACAATACCTGTGCGTCCGAGTGTTTGAGATTTATCTTTATGGGGTACTATACTAAATGTTTTTGTTATATACTGTAAGTCAGCTGGTGTACACGCGCAAGACCCTTTATTATTCTTTAAATTTTCTATTTTCTGATTCTTGGATGCATCTGTTTTAACATAATCAGGTACCAGATTTACATGTTTACGTCTATATGTTGAATGAGTATCAGTGAACCCAGTACCTCTATGTCTGTGATTAACGCCAGGTTGTGTGCCACTATATTTGCTCTCAAAAAACTTTTTAAACGGTAACATATTTATATTTATGCAAAAAAAAGCTGCAACCAATAAAGTTGCAGCTTTTTTAAATTATATTAATCTATTAAGCAAATAATGAACCGCCAGTAGAACCAGTCTTGGTACCGCCTACTTTATTGTTCTTCGATGTAAGTTTACCTTTACCGTCAGCAAGTGGCTTACCCTTACCATCTACGGTTGATTTAACTTGACCTTGTGCTTTACCACCAGAAGCTTTAACAGATCCAACTTTATTCTGCTTTGATGTAAGCTTATGACCAGCTGAGCTTGGAACTTCTTTCATTTCAGTAGCTTCATCAACTGTCTCATCTTCATCTTCATCTTCGTCTTCTTCAGCTTCTTCAAAAGAATTAAATCCTTCTTCGCCTTCGTAATCTTCTTCACCGGCATCGTCATCGTCATCTTCAACTTCTTCTTCTCCGAGTTGAGATTGGATTAGGTCACATAATTGCTGTGCCATATCACGGTCAAGAGTTAATGTAATCTCGTCAGTCTCTTCAGCGTCTGCGCCAGTTTCATCAGCGTCAATACCGAGAGCGTCAAGCTCTTCAATAGATTCGTCACCCATTACATCTTCAAATAATTTATCAAAAACAGATTTCATATTAATATTTATACCTTCTCTATACGTTTTTTCAACTTTTTCATCAAACTTTTCTGAACTATATTTTTCTGGCTCGTATAAATTCTCTTTATCGCCTTTTTTCTTTTTAGGGTCTATAGGCGCATGCATGCCTTCAATCTCATAAACCGGGTCTGTAGTACCTTCACCACCAGCATGCTGTATTTTTTTTGCTTCTTTCGAATCAAGTTCAACGGCACCTGGACCAGGCTTGGTGTTCATTTTTTTGTCTCCACCTTCGATAGGTCTAGTAGTTTTACCTTCTTTTATGATCGAGTCAGCGTATACGTTCCATATCTCGGTTAGATTATTCTTTTTTGACATATAAATATTTATAGCATTATGGTTAAAAATAAACAGAATTATATGAATAATCCTAATCTACCAGCGGTAGGTGCGGAATTTGAGTATACTCCAGATCAAATCAAGCAATTAACAAAGGCAAAAAAGAACCTTTTATACTTTGCTGAAAACTTCTTTCATATTATTTCGTTAGATGATGGTAAACAGAAGATTAAGCTACATTTACCTCAAAAACGCGCTCTACGCAAGATGCGCGATAATAGATTCTTTATTTTATTAGCATCGAGACAGATTGGTAAGACAACAATGATGACGATCTATGCTTTATGGATTGCTTGCTTTAGTAATGATCAACGTATCTTAGTTGTAGCTAATAAAGAAGGTACAGCTATTGAGATCATGCAACGAATACGAATGGCCTACGAGGAATTACCAAACTGGCTAAAGCCAGGCGTTAAAGAGTATGGTAAAACGTCAGTAACTTTAGCCAATGGTACTAAGATAGGTATATCCACAACAACTGGTACAGCAGCTCGTGGTCAATCCGTAAACTGTTTAATTCTAGACGAGCTCGCCTTTATTGAACCGCATCTGGTTGAGGAGTTTTGGAAGTCAGTTTATCCAATTGTATCGTCATCGAAAAAATCAAAGATCTTTATTGCATCTACAGCTAATGGTACTGGTAATCTATTTTATAAATTATATACAGGAGCAGAAAGCGGTGAAACTAACTGGGCATGTGATAAAATTCTATGGAATGAAATTCCAGGCCGTGATGAACGATGGAAAGAAGATACGATTAATTCTATCGGCTCTATAGAAGCGTTCAACCAGGAATTCCAATGCGAATTCCTCGATTCCGGTGAAAGTTCATTAAATGAAGAACTCTTTGCAAGGCTGATGCAGAGAACACAGGAACCTAAATTTGTATTTGATGAAGGTAAGTATCTACTATGGGATGAGCCTTCTAGCGATGGTATATATATTGTTAGCGTCGATACCTCGGAAGGAGTAGGAGCTGACTATTCTGTAGTACATGTTTTCGATTACCGTGATCTTACTAATATCAAACAAGTCGCTACATATTGCGATAATACTATATCACCATATAATTTTACTGAAAAGGTATATGAAATCTTACAACATTGGGGTAATCCTCTAGCGTGTATAGAAAGAAACAACTGCGGTGCGCAGGTAGTTGATAATTTGAGTCGCCATCATGGATATGAAAATATAGTATGCTGGGGAGCATCTGCTGCCGGTAGAGCTAAAAGTCAGCTAGGTATTATTGCTCATACTAATACTAAACATAAGGGCGTTACTAACATGAGATACTGGATCAATGAATTAGAAAGTGTGGAAATACGCGACGCTAATCTAGTAAAGGAGTTAAGAGACTTTATCAGGTACCCAAACGGTACATGGGCCGCTAAAAGAGGCGCTGGTAATCATGACGATAGGGTGATGTCAATGATATGGAATCTAATTATACTAGAAGATGAAGTAGTTAAAAAATACTTCGAGATAGTTCAACTCGATAAAAATAAAAAACCATTACAGATCAAGCAATTTGACTTTGGGATTAAATATTTTATGAACCCAACATCTATTTATAGTAATGAAAAGACGGAAGATAGTTTCGATAACACACCGCCGATTTTAATTGGCAACGCAATGAATCAATCATCTGACATGGATCAATTAATGGATATGGGCTTTAAACCTTTACAATAACAATATGTCACTAAA